ATTGAGGGCAATGCTCCGCAGAAGAAACAGGCACTTGTAGAGGCAAAAGAAATTACCGGTAATAAAAATACCAACGCAAACCGTAGCGCCGAGCAGGACAACAATATTGTTGACATTCGTCGCTTGGCCGGACTAAAAAATTAAGGAGATTTTAAATGTCTGAACTACTATCAAGCCGTTGGGCAGAGACTAAAGAGGCCCTATTAGAAGGCCTACAAGGAACAAAGAAATCAGTAATGGGCGTGACTCTCGAAAATACTCGCAAGTATCTTCAAGAATCTGCTACAGCTGGTGCTACTTCTGCCGGCAACGTCGCAACACTAAATCGCGTGATCCTTCCAGTGATCCGTCGCGTTATGCCAACCGTTATTGCTAACGAGTTAGTTGGTGTACAACCAATGACTGGACCAGTTGGACAAATCCATACCCTACGTGTTCGCTACAGCGATACATTTAACGCAGGTGCTAGCGGTGCAACAGCTGGTGAAGAGGCTCTAAGCCCATTCAAGATTGCTGAGTCATACTCAGGCGCAACAACTGGTAAGGCAGCTTCAACTGCTGCTCTAGAAGGTGCTGCTGGTAACAGACTAAGCATTCAAATCTTGAAACAAACAGTTGAAGCTAAGACACGTAAATTGTCTGCTCGCTGGACGTTTGAAGCTGCTCAAGATGCACAAGCTCAACAAGGTATTGACATCGAAGCAGAAATTATGGCTGCTCTTGCACAAGAGATCACAGCTGAAATTGACCAAGAAATCTTAGCAAGTCTAAGCACATTGGCCGGTAATGCACTACAGACATACAACCAAGCTACTGTTAGCGGTACAGCTACATTCGTTGGTGATGAACACGCTGCTCTAGCTGTTCAAATCAACCGTGTTGCTAACATCATCGCTCAGCGTACACGTCGTGGCGCAGGTAACTGGGCAGTTGTAAGTCCATTTGCATTAACAATTCTTCAGTCTGCAACTACAAGCGCATTTGCTCGTACAACAGAAGGTACATTCGAAGCTCCAACAAACACTAAGTTCGTTGGTACATTGAATGGTGCAATGAAGGTATATGTAAACAGCTATGCGGCCGACAGCGCAGATGTATTGATCGGTTACAAAGGCACCAGCGAAAGCGATGCCGCAGCATTCTACTGCCCATACATTCCATTGATGAGCAGCGGTGTTGTACTTGACCCATCAACTTTTGAACCAGTCGTATCTTTCATGACACGTTATGGTTATGTAGAGTTGAACAATACAGCAAGTTCTCTTGGTAATGCAGCTGACTACCTAGGTAAAGTTGCTATTACTGACACTAGCGTTAAGTTTAGTTAATTTAACAATAGTAGAGAAAGTAAAAAACAAAAGGCACTCTTCGGAGTGCTTTTTTGTTGAGTGATAAATACTTTGTCTAATTATAAGAGCCGTAAATTCGGACTTATGCAGAATCCCTCTGCGTAGACCTAGAACGTCAACAAAGGAGAAAACAAATGGGACGTCCACTAAAGAAAGATGTACTCGGTACAAACGTAATCAGATCTTATTCTGGTGCTCAAGCAGGTGTTCAACTAAAAGGCTATTTTACAGCCGACAGCGGATTACAAACAGATTATCAAATTGTTAAACAACGCGGTGCAAAGACTTTTGTTGTGCAACGATTGGCAACTGATGAATTCACTGATTCAGAAAGCCAAGGCGGATTAACATCAACTAACCTAAGAGTTGGTGTACTTGTTTCGGGAACACCAGCAGCAGATGGCGAAGTTCAACTATTAGGTGCAACAAACGATCAAGTTCCTGGAACTGTGGCAATTGCTAAAATCACTAAACGTGTTGCAACAGATTTCAGCGGAAATCGTTACACATGGACTTTAGATAACGATTCATCTGCAGACGTAATCCTATTAACAGCGATCTAATAATATGTCAAAAGTAGTTAGAGTTTCTGATGGTGATTATAAAGTAATCACCCAACTAGGTGGTACAATCACTCTTGATACCGGGAACCAAATTGGTTCTGTGATTATCACAGGCGACTTGACTGTTCGTGGTGATACCACAACTGTGGAGTCAGAAACTCTAACGGTCAAAGACAATATAATTTATTTGAATGTAGGCGAAGCTGGTGCAGGTGTCAGTCTTGATTATTCAGGCATAGCAATTGAAAGAGGGTCATTAGCAGATGCTACGATTCTCTGGGATGAAACTATCACATATACTGATGGTTTGGGTAATAGTAGACAAGGTGCGTTTTCTTTTAAAGAAGGCACACAAGGAGCAGGTCTACAAACATCAACTATTTTTACAGGTGGCGGTGATTTAAGTTTTAATACTGGAGCTACGGGCACAGGTGTACTTAGTGTTAGTCAAGTTCCTAACTACGAAAGCCGAATCACTGACGATGACGACATTCCTAATAGAAAATATGTTCAAGATTATGTATTGGCACTTATTGCAGCCGCACCTATCAGCGGATTTTATAGATATAACGGAACAACAAAATTAAACACTGGTGGTCAAGCATATGACACTGGTGCTGGTGATGTTGAAAGTAAAATTGAATTTGAAGTAGACGGGTCTATAAGGACTGTGATTAATAATTCCGGTTTATTTGTTAACAACATTAATTTATTTAATAATAAAATAACCACACTCAATAATCAATTAACACTAGGCGCAAATAATAATCTAGTTGATGTTGAAGCAGTTTTAGGATTGCAAAATCAGTTATCTGCGCCGTCTAGTGTTTCAGGTAAAAATATAGTTTATAGCTCGGCTACACAGGGGCCTGGAGCAACAGGCTTATTTTTTACGAACACGACCACATCTGATGAGCTTATTAGTCGAAGAAGATCATTAGTGTTTAGTATGATATTTTAAGGAAAAGATATGGCAATTAAGAGTTCATTAGTTACAAGTGCAGGATTAACAATAACCGACACCATATCTGCAGGTCAAGAGGTTGCAATTACAACTTTGTTTTTTTGTAATTACAGCGCATCGGATGTAGTACTAAGTGGTGTTCATTTAGTAAGAAGCGGTGATACTGCAACAAATACAAACAAAATAATTCATAATTTAAGTATACCCGCAGGAGAAACATTTACTTTTGATACGGAGAAAGTTATATTACAAACAGGTGATAGTATATACTCCGTGGCCAGCGCAGATTCTAGACTGTCAGTTACAGTGTCATCGTTAAGAGTTGCTTAATATGAAGTTTTTGAAAAGATCACAGTTAAACAGTAGAAACGTTAAAGATAGCGGTGTCGCTATAGACATCAATGAGCAGGTAATTTTTAATAGTCCAAACTCAATGCTTATACCTAAAGGTGCTACAGCAGACAGACCGCTGAGTCCAACTAATGGGCATCTACGATACAACACAGATACAAATCAACTTGAAGGTTATCAAGGCGGCGCCTGGAGAAATTTAAGATTTAAAGAATCTGGTGGAATCACACAACAGACACTTGGACCTGGCGACTATGAGGAAACCACATTTGGTCCATTAATCCCAGCTCCACCAGCAACGTCTGCTAGTGGAACCACATGGGGCGGACAGAATCTAATTGTGCTAGTAGAAAACGTATTTCAAATTTCTAATACAAATTATACAATTATTCAAAATCCAGCCAATGTAACAGCAAATATACTTTCATTTACTGCTATTAGCAAAACTATTTCTAGTAGTGATAGTTTGACTGTTGATTTTGTTGCAAAGGGTTTTAGATCTGGACAAACAATTACTATTTCAGGTGTAACTGCTAATGTAGGCACATACACTGTGAATACAGTTTCTTCGATAACAATGACTGTACTTGAGACAATAATCACTGAACCACAAGGCGGTCTCATTAGTATAGTAGGTCAATCATCAACAGGATCACCTTACACACCAGGATACTATACCGTGTTTAGTGAAGCAGTGCCACTAGGAAAATATGTCACTGTGCTACATGGATTTGATCAGTAATCATGTCAGAATTAGGTAAAATCAGCGGTAAATTACTAAATGCAAATTTAGTTAGAGATGGTGTTGACCTAACATTTAGAAATAATCATTCAGATCCTGATTTTTTATATTTTAATGTCACTTCAAATAACATAGGTATTAAAACTGATAATCCCTTATATGATTTAGATGTTGCAGGTCGACTAGAAACTAATGATCTAAACATCGGTTCAAGTTTAATTATTGGTAACGTATCTTTCAATGCTAATAGTTCAATATCAACAACGACTGGCTCATTAAATATTGTCCCAACACAGCCAAATGCATATTTTAATCATGACAGATTAACCACTAGCTCTTTGTCATTTGATGGCAATTTGATTTCAGCAACAGTATCTAATACAAACGTAAATTTTGATCCTGCAGGAACCGGCACTGTAAATTTACTCGAGCCCACAACTATTACAGGAAACTTATTAGTACAAAATTCTATATTTTTAACTGGTAATTTAAATATTGGCGGAACGATTACTATTGGAAATCAAAATTTAGATAATGTTTCAATAACATCAGATTTTGGTAAAAGCGTAATACCTAGCGAAACAGGTATGTTTGATTTAGGTAGTCCAACATATAACTGGACTAGCGTGGAGGTAGTAACTGCTGACGTTGAGAATCTCACACAAAACAGCATCTTAGTCGGTGGGATTATGTATTTGGCTCCGAATGACAACGATATTCGAGTGATAGATTCAAATAGTCCTTTAGAAATTACTTCAGATACTGGTAATGTATTTTTAGAAGGATTAAGGTTCAATAGTAATGAAATTCAAAACCTAAATAACACTGCTTTAACATTAAACTCAACTGGCAATGGCTACTACTTGTTCGCTGACGATAACGGTTTTGTCATACCTGTTGGTATAACATCAGAACGCATTGGCAACGAAGTCGGAGAGACACGTTGGAACAGTGAGATTGGTTGGATGGAATGTTATGATGGCACCACTTGGTATGTTGCTACGGGTCCAGGGGACTTTCTTACACTACAAGAAATGGAAAACCTTGGAAATTTATATAGCATAATCTTAGGCTAACCAAGCCAAAAACCTGTTTTTGAATAAATACTTTTGATTACAAGAAATGACCATTTCTTGTATGGTCAAACTGTGGTAAACCAGCAAAGAGCCGAATAGGCTGAGAAATTGGTTAACCGTGAAACACGGGGTATTGAGGAGAGCACATGGCTGTTGGTCGAATTTCCGGTCCGCTCTTAAAAGCAAACCTAATCAGAGATGGTGTGGATTTGGCTTTTGAGACTGACTTGCTTTATCTAGATGTTGATCCTGGACGCATCGGAATAAACACGACTACTCCGCAATACGAATTAGATGTTAATGGTACCACAAGAAGCACAGTACTAAATGTAGATAATCAATTAACTATCGGTGACTTAACTGTCTCCGGCAACACGATTTCCAGCACACAGCAGACAATAAGTTTTATTCCTGCCCCAGGCAATTCCACAATATATCATGCAAAACTGCAGGTAGATGATCTACAGTTCACTGGAAACACTATATCTACAACAGTTTCTAATAGTGATATAGATATCAGTGCTAACGGCACTGGCACAATTAATCTTTTATCAAACACAGAAATCAGTGGAAATTTACAAGTCACCGGTGATATTTCTGCCACAGGCAATATTACAATTGGTGGTGATTTAACTATCGGTGATAGTGACACTGATACCGTAGTAATTAATGCTAGAATCGCTAGTGACTTAATTCCTGATGGTAATAATTTATTTGATCTAGGATCTCCGTCAAAAAAATGGAGATCAATATATGTAAGTAATTTTATTGCTGATACAGCAAATCTTCAAACACTAACCATTGGTGATTTAGTCTTTGAAGGCAATACCATTACCACCTCTACTGGCAATGACTTGTATCTAGATGGCAGCGGTACTGGTGGTGTGTATCTCGGAAATTTTAGAATATTTGATAACGCTATCACAAATGTCAGCAACAACGCTGTAAGCGAGATCACCCAGTCAGGTACCGGATATTTAAAAATTGTAGGAACCAATGGATTTGTGCCACCAAGAGGCACATTCTTAGAAAGACCAACTGCGTATGCTATATTGGGTATGACTCGATACAATACTGATACTAAAGCACTAGAAGTTTTTGATGGGGTTGGTTGGGCAAGTCCAGCAGGATCTGCTGGCGCAGTTTCTCAAGAAGTTGCTGAAGATATTTCAATTACATTCGCACTAACTTTAGGATAAACCATGGCAACAAGTTTTAAAAACGCAGTATTTAAAGAAGTAGGAACAACTCCTGTTCAGGTAGTGACCACCACACCTTTGACACGTTGTACTGTTATTGGGTTAAGTTTAGCAAATGTAACCGGTGGAAATGTTTCAGTAAATGTCTTGGTTATGGATGACTCCAGCACCACAGGATACTATGTTAAGGGCGTGATTATTCCACCAAACAGCTCGCTAAGAGTTGTAAATCAAGGAGAAAAACTAATATTGGCTCCTGAAAATGAATTATTAGTGCAGTCGAATACGGCTAGTAGTATTGACTGTATTGTAAGTTATGTAGAGATCAACTAAGGAGCGACTAATGACATATTTTTTAGGTAATAATCAAAGCGAACTGTTAAACGGTTCTCCGAGATATTTTTATGCTCTAAGAAGAACTGACGAAGGCGATCTGTACGTTGTTAGAATAGATCAATTAAACGGCGAAGATGTTGTAATTAATAACGAAGGTGATTCTTCTGAAAATTATGATAAATTTTCAGTTGGTGTTGATTTTTTTAATGGCAGAGCAGTAAATCATGAACTTGTTTATGATAATTTAAAATATGAGCAGTACAGATGGGATGATAGATTTATGAGTTACTATATCGATGAGGACGGCAATCTATCAGTTATAATCGGACAGGATAGAAATTATCCTACTGATGTTTAAAGATAAATATAGAATAGAATACTAAAGGAATTCAAAAATGGCTGAATTTAAAATTGGTAGATTGAGATTTGTATGGCGCGGTTTATGGACTACCGGTTACGCCTACGTCAAAGATGATGTAGTGCGTGTTGGTGGTTCTTCTTACGTTTGTATTACAGGTCACACATCACAAGCGACTTTTGCTGCTGATAGCATCAAATGGGAAAGAATGCAGGAAGGCATTCAATTTAAAAATACATGGACAACTACTACCATTTATGAAAGCAACGATATCGTTGTTTATGGTGGAATTGCTTATATCTGTACTACGGCACATACCAGTACAAGCACATTTGATCCCACAAAGTTTTCAGCCATTGTTAAAGGTTTTGATTACAAAGGCGCATGGAGCGGATCTAGCGTAGCATATAAATTAAATGATTTAGTAAAATATGGCGCAAACATTTATCTATGCACAACTGCACATACATCTACTGCTAGTTTTGTAACCGATTCTGGTAATTGGTCATTATTTGTTCCAGGCTTAGAATTTGAAGACAGCTGGAGCGGAGCTACTACATATCAAAGAGGCGATATCGTAACCTATGGTGGTTATTCATACGTATCTCTGCAAAATCATATCAATCAAGTTCCTAGTACAGCCACTTCATATTGGGACATATTAACCACTGGCTATAAGAACGAAGGTATTTGGAACAGCATTGACACCTATGAAGTAGGTAACGTAGTTCAATACGGTGGTAATGTCTACGAAGCAATTGCAGACAACTCAAACACTGTGCCAACAAATACAGGATCTTGGAAATTATTGGTTCAAGGTCTAAATTTCTTGGGCAGCTGGAGTGCAGGACAAAACTACAAGCCTGGTGATGTGGTAAATTACGGTAGCAGTAGCTATAGAGTTAAAGTTGCACACACTTCAGCAAATAGTGGTGCATTACGCCCAGATCTTGATATTAGCGGAGTAAATTATGGCCTACTAAGTGAAGGCGACAGTAACTATGTGACACTGAATCGCGGTGATCTTATTGCTCGCGGAGCCAGCGCAAATTATAATCTTCCAATAGGTGATGCTGGTAAAGTATTAAAGAGTGATGGCACAGACCCAATTTGGGATTACTTTGGTGTAAGACAAAAAGTTTACTATGTAGCCCCAAATGGCACCGACAGCGTTGGGTATGGTGAAACTATTGACCGCCCATGGGCAACTATTGCATATGCCTGCGCTAACGTAACAGGTCCTGCAACTATTAACATTAAAACAGGCAGCTATGCAGAAGCATTACCTATCAGCGTTCCAGCAACTGTTTCATTAGTTGGCGACGAGTTAAGAACCGTAACAGTGACACCGGCTAGCGGATATGCTGCTACAAACATGTTTTATCTAAGAAACGGCAGTAACAT